AAGTAACCAGCCCCAGCGCTAGCTAGTACCAGCAGGTGTCCTAAGTAAGTAAAGAAGATACTGGTGACAGTCAGCCATGTCGCAATCCACTTCTTAGCCAGTTTGATGTCGTTCTTCTTGTAATAGCGACGCTTGTAGACTTCCGTAGCAATGCTAGCCAGTACGGCCGCGCCGATAAGGGTGCTAATGACGACTAGGTTATCCGTGACATAACTACCACCGGCAACGATTGCGTCCGGTACTTGGAATGATACTTGCATTTACTTATCCTCTTTCTTGTTTATTGTTACTGTTTTGCGTTTTGTATTACCACTAAAGAAGTCGATTGCTCGACCGACGAATGTTTCGATTTCTTTCGGGGTAATCGTGAGTAAGTCAGCCACTCTCATGGCGTGTTGACGGTTGCGTTCCTTGTTGTTCAGAACACGGACATCTTGAATAATCTTGATGACTTCGCGTTCCTTACGGGTCGTGGTGGTATTGTAGACTTCCTGCTCGGTACGGACATGGTCACGGGCTAGCGGACAGCCGTAGTACCAGTAACGGGCGTTACCGAGCTTGTCCTTACGACTGGCACTTGGCATACCGTATAACTTGTCATCTGGTCCGATGAATGTTCCAGCTAGCCAGATGTGGTCATTCTTCTTAACGGGGGCTGTCCGGTTGGTGCTTTCTTGGTCAACCATAGCGAAGTCTTTTTCAGCGACATATAAGCGTTCCTCGTCATAACCGTCAACGTCCTTGAACGTCGTGTAACTACTGCGCCAGTTCGGGCGGACGACTATGTTGACTGGGTGTTCCGGCAGTGGTTCCGGTGCAGGTACAGGCAGGGCGTCCCGTGGTCCACCGCTTGGCCAGTCACTGATAACCGGTTTAGCTGGTTCCGGTGGTGGCGTTGGTTCCGGTATGACGTCAGGCACGTTGTCCTCTGGGTTAATCCAGTAGCCGGGCTGACCTAGTTTCTGGGTAACATTGATAGCAACTAATCGGCTTGGGTCAGAATCGGCGTAGCGCTTATTGAATACCGTGTAGTAGCCCGCTCCGACAGGCGCTTTGGCTGGTTGAATCCGATTAGCCGCCTTATTACTGGTTTCGTAGCCGTCAATCAGTTTGACGACAGTGTAGGGCGTCGTATCGCTGGCGGTGGCTGGTGGCGTCGGCCATTGTTTCGGCTTCTCCGGTTCAACGACTGGTTCAGTTGAGACTGGTGCTATGTAATCACTACAGTCGTAAATGTTAAAACCGCCTAAGTTAAAGCGGTCTTGTAGGTAATATTCGTAACCTGTGTCACGTTGCTTGCAGTGGATAGTGACAGTGAACGGACCAGCCCCTTGGTGCAAGGCTTCGACTGGGTTGTCTTTCATCTGCTGTAAGTCCTGATAGCCCATGTTCCAGCGGTTAGTCGGTCGGTTAATCGTAATCTGCTTAGGTGTGATGTCAGTCAGGGTGAATGGTGGCTGTTGTTGTGGGGCAGGGGCGGTTAGGTGTTGGCCGACACTACAAGTTTGCTCTGATAAGTGCAGGTAAACCCAGCTCGCCCCGTCAGCCTGGACACGGACGTACTTGCCGTTGATGTTGTCCTCTTTGACTTGGGTAACAACGGCGTCACCGAAGCTGAAACCACCACCGTTAGGGTTAGTTGAGCCACCAGCGAACCGGCCGATGTGCAGGTGTGGGCCGGTACTCCAGCCGGTGCTACCAGATAAACCAATTTGGACACCATTGACAATGACTGGCGTACCACTGGGACAAGCTCTGTCCTCGCCCCGGTGAAAGGGCATACTAGGCGTACCGTAAGGTGGGCTGGTGTCGCCGTAACCGAATGTAACTGGATATTGTGATACGTCACTCATGTTGGTTCCTTATTTATGGTTTATAGTAGGGCGTTCTCAGCTCTTATTATTGCCGAACCTTGGTCGCCACGAAGGTATAGGGTTATTGGAGCAACTCCGGCAGCAGCTTTTATTAACTCGTAATATATTGTTGATACCAGTAGAGAAGTATTGACTGTTCTATTGCTTTGGAATTGAAAAGAAGTTTGCGGGTTAGCTTCAGCGTAAGTAGTAGTTGTAGTATCGACTTCACTTGAAATAGTTGTGCTGAGAGTAGAATAAAGTTGAATTGCGCCCGCTGTGTTATTAACTTGTATTACACCAACATTATTAGTAAGTTGCCACTCTCCTACTGGAACTACTAACTGCATAGACCCGTTGTTATACCAGACACCAACTGTCGCTACTTGACCAGTTGGCAAAACACGGTTTATCATTTCTACAGTCCACTTACCCCTCTGACTAGGAAACCCATAAGGCGCTTTCTGTGACGAGTAAGCCACGCTAGTCACGCCACCAGTAGTCGGAATGGTACAGCCCTCAGCTACCTGAATGACAACAGTTGTGTTAGTGGCAAAGTCAACTTTCTGGACGATACCGTAGTCAAGGGTGCTGGACACTGTACCGTTGGCTTGACCGCCGAATGGTCCGTCAGCTGTGAAACCAGCAGCGGCTGTGGCTGTCAGGTTGTTGGCGTTGGTCGTGTTGAGGTCAGTAGCATTGCCGTCGAATGAATAGGCTGATACTAGGCTTGGGGCGGTGCTGGTTAGGCCTTGTGAGTAGTAGGATTGGATAGTGGCTTGTGAGAGGACTGCGGAGAACGCGCCGGCTTGGGCTATCTTGCCTGGGAAGAAAGCGGCCGCGTTCTCCGCGCCGACTTGTAAGTTACCAGCTTGTATTAAAGCTGTTGCCGTACCGCCGATTGTTGACGGTACAAGAACGCCATCAATGAATATACTGCCGGTATTAGCAGACATATCAAGGGTAGCGGCTATGTGTACCCATTTGTTAAGTGGCACAGATTGGAAAGAAGATATTGCTCGGCTGTTTGGAGAAGTTATACCAATTATACGAACTGTACCACTTGGGTTGATGTCTAACGCCCAACCATTAGTACCGTCGAAACGGGATATAACGCCTTGCTGACCAGCTCCATAACTACTTAGTTTTACCCATCCCATGCAAGTAAAGTCATCAGTAAACGTCATACCAGCCGGAGCAGTCTTAGACCAGAACTGGGTCGTACCGTTCAGGCTGGTGCTTTGGGTAGGTGCTGCGACCGTTCTGGTGGTTCTGATACGCATACCAGCTGATAGAACTGTCGATAAGTCAGTACCGTTAAAGACACAGGTATAAGAGCGGTTACCGTTGTAAGTAACTGTGTTCGGGTTGAATCCAAGGGCATTGAAACCAGTGTTAGCTAGGTTGCCGGTACCAAGAGCGGTCTGGACAGCGGCTGGTAACAGTTTGCCGTCTTGGGAGTGTGATATCAGTAGTCCCTCGACAAGTCGGTTCTCCCTAGCGTTGTTAATCGGCATATAAACTCTGGTGGTTGAACCAGCCGTGTAGTTTTGATCGGTACCGAAACGTAGTACACAACCGGATAATGTCGTGCTGTTGATGACGTCACCTTGCCAGACAGTGTAACTGCCAGGTACGCGCTTACCAGTTAATGTATCGAAAGTATCAACCGCAAAGAATACGCCTGTCGTCGTCGGATAAGCGGCGGTTGAGCCGACGTTGAATGTCGTGCCAGCGATGGCGTGTCCGGGAGCCGCTAGGGTTGTCGCAGTTCCGGTGCCGACCCTACAGAAAAAATCCGTACTTGCCATTAGATTGCTCCAGCCTGATTGTTAGTTTTGTTTCTCATATATAGTCCTACTCCATCTATTAAGAAGTGACATCTGCGACAGAGTCTAGCCCAGTCTGAGATGTCACGTTTATATTCATAACTTAAATTAGCCCAATCGAAAATCACGTCTTCAGTAGCTTCGCAATTCTCGCAATGGCTAGGGGTACCAAGCTTTTCTCTTACCCACTTATGCACACCGGGATAACCTACGTTATCACCTTTCCACTGACCATTCTTTTCACCTGTAGCAACTTTACCGACTAGTCCATTTGCTATATTTACTTTGTGTTCTTTAGTAAGCTTACGACCGACTAAGGTTTGGCTTATACGCTTGTTAAGCTCACTCTTATATTCAGCAGATTGTCCATCTGTTGTGCCGTGAGTTCTAAGTCGTTTGTAATGCATTAAACAGTGTCCATGTCCATGGCAACGTCTTTCACAAGATTCAACTGTGCAGTAAGTTATGGCTGTAGGCATATTGTTCCTTGCTTATACATTAACATAACCACTTCCTAACCTAAGCCCTTGAAAATCAAGTCGGTGTTACTAGCTCCACGGGTATTAGTCGAACTGTGAATGTAGTCGGTACCGGCTGTCTCACTGGTCAGTTCCCAGTCCAGCTGATTCAGTAGTCCCTTTGGTCTTACCCGTAGCACTGCGACTGACTGAGCAAAGGTATCGACTGCACCGATCTCATCGTCATATAAGAAGTCACCGGAGTAGTCCCAGATGTCGTAACCAGTTGGTGATACTTCAACTGCGTAAGTATCAGAGCCGGTGTTTACGGCACTGCCACGCTTACTTAGGCCATAGGTGGTACAGGTGATGTTACCAGTCGGTTCCAACAGTTTGACGTATAAGTTGTTGATGTTGCCTAATGTCAGCCCGTCAGCGTCCCAGACTAGGCTACTAAAAGCTAGACGGCTACGGAATGGCTTGCCGTCATCAGTGTGTAACATAGCCCCAGCCCGTGTGAACTCCATGATGACGTTGCCAACAAGCACGCATAAGTGGCTCTTGCCAGCGTTGTCCTCATATAACCAGATGTCCATAGCGGCGACTGTCCAACGTAGTGTCCAGGCGTTCTTTCTTGCTAGGTCAAGTACCCATATCTCGTTATTGGTCGTACTGCCGACCGGTAGTGCCATGTAGACCTTGTCCTGAAACTCACAGCCAGCTGCTCGGTCTAGTGCTGACAGTGTAATCTTGTTGATATCCGGGATAATCAGGTCGCCTAAAGCGTTAGTCGTCAGTATGTTGACCACGTTCTGGCTAGTACCAGTGTTCTTAATGTTGTCACCAGTTGGGTAGATTAGACCATCTCTTGCTTTGACAGTACAACGGGGAGCGTATGTACCGCTTTGGCCGTTGGCTTCGGCTACGTCTGCGTAGACAATGACTTGATCGCCGTAGGTCACGCTAGGGAACGTGATGTGGTTAATCTTGCCTTTGCCAGCAGAACCACGGCTAGATGTTGTTATCACGGGGTCGCCCTTACCGGTTCTAAAGCCATCGACGAAGTTAAGCGTCGTGTCACCGCCCTCGTCAATCGTCACGAAACCGCCACCGTTCAGGCTAGAGAAGTCAGCCGCGTTGGTCAGTCCACCGAAAGCACTACTGTAGAACAGCTTGTTATCAGCCGTTATGCCGTAGACCTGTGAGTTACGGGTGTCAGCGTATATCCAAGTAAAGACTGGTCCTTGGGTTGAGTTACTGCTCGGAGCCGTCTTGAACGGATTAAGTGTCAGACTACCATCATCAGTGTAGGACAGGGAACTTAGGTTGTTCAGTGTCGTTATCTCGTAGGTCTCCAATGGGTCAGTCCCGCCGTAGATGGTGTAGCTGGTAGCGTTGGCCACGGCTGTCCAAGTAACTGTGACAGTCTTAGCGGCCGCTACGCCCCAGTTGTCACGAATGTCATTGACGTTGACGGCAACCGAAGCCGTACTAGCGGCTGATTCACCGACCGCGTTGTTAGCCGTTATCTTGTAGTAGAAGTTGTACGGTTTGGTACCACTGACTAAGTTAGCACTAGCCGTACCAGTCGGAGCGCCCGGTGTGCCGATAGCGGTGTATTCAACAGTCGCCATGGTTGCGAGGTCAATAAAGCTTAGGTTGTTGACACCGTTGTAGACATAGACGCGTCCCTTAGACTGACGGAAACCAGCCCAGGCGGTCGTTGAGTAGTTGTTGACGCCACTGATTAACGTGTATGCGCCACCATCAACTCGGCTGTGTATCTTGCCAGCTATCATAAACAGTTCACCGCGTAGTCCGCCGAACCGGTAACTACCGCGACCGTTGACTACACCACTCGGTTGGACGCCGTAACGAACAAGTGGTGGCCGTGGTCGGTAGACGTTGTCCTGGACCAGTTCCATGTTAGTTGCGTCTGATACTGAATCAATCGGACGGCGGGAGTTGGCGAAAGTTGATACATACGCCTTAGTAAAGCCCTTTTGGGAGATGTTAATAACCTTACGGTTACGAGCTTTCTTGTTATTGGATAGCTGGATTGGCATTACGAGTTCCTGTTCCGTTCCGTTTCAGCACTGCGGATAAGGTCAACCTTAGTTCGGACAGTCCGTGGGTTGTTGTGGGTACCACGGCGGTTGTTGGCGCTCATCATGCTGTACAGGTTATTGGCCTTGGCTTGTAAATCAGCCGCTTTGGATTCGTAGGTCAGGTCATTGCCAGCAAGTTCACTAGCAGTGGCGTAAACCAGCCAGTACGGGTCATCGACTGGAATCGTGTCAGTTAGCAATGTCAGTTCGGCTGGTAGGAAGTAGCCGTCAACTTGGATAGTGCCACCAATAATCGAATCACCAGCTAGCAGTGGGTCAGTGAACGTCAGCGTCTGTTGGTCGCTACCTGTAAAGTAGACAGCACCACGGTACTGACCCCGTTCCTGTGGTTCGCAGATGGTGTAATCGGCGTAAGTGCCGTCTGTCTTAAGTACCTTGACGCTACTGGCCGGTAGTAGGAAGCTGGTACCCATGGTGTAAGTCTGGTCGCCAGCCGTCACGACTTGGGCGATTGATACCGTCTGGAACAAGGTTGATCGTAACGCTTTGCCGTCACGGGCGTACTCGCTAATCTTACGGTTGGTTACGTCCAGCCAATCTATGCCGTCAACTGAACCTAGTATCGGTGCGTCATCATCTGTCCCTCGGTAGGCACTGTTAATATGGCGGAATAAGGTACTTAATATCATGATACTCGACTCACTTTCTTTGCTTTAATACGGTTCTTGTAGACTAGGTTACGAACGGCTGACTGGTTACTGCTGGCTGTCCGGTTGGCTAGGTTGAGGATACTGGAGAAGTCCTTAGCGATACCACTGCCAGTCTTACCGCCTCGGCTACCACGGCCAGTACTTGTGCGTCCGCCACGACTACCCTTGCCGCCACTGGTGCGACCTGTCTTACTACCGCCCTTAGAGCCACCTTTAAGTGGGGCAATACTCTTTTGGAACGTGGTGTAGTCAATCAGTCCGGCTTCAAACAGGCGCTTCTCGTAATCAACCAATTGCTCGGCTAACTTCTGTCCATTTGGTGCGCCAGTAACGTAGTCGTAAACCAATTGTTTCTTCTTGCCGAACAGGTCACGGGCTTCTTTGCTGTAGACCTTGCCGATGTCCAGCTTCTTAACTTCTTGTTCACGCTTGGCTAAGTTAGGGCCGGTTAGCTTGCCACTGGCCTTGTCGTTTTCCAGCTTGCTCTTGCCGACTTTCCACTCATAGCTAGGTTCTTTGTCCTCTTTGTTCTTGCGGGTAGCTGGGTCAAGCTTGGCGTATTCGTCTAGGACTTTCTTAGAGTGTGGAGTGATACCTGTCGCAACCGTTGACTTAGTGCCAGCAGGAGCCTTGTAACCAAGTTCTTGCTTCTTGTCTTTGACATAATCGGTTAAGCCATCAACCTTAGCTTGTGGCACCTTGCCGTTGTCTACAAGGGTTTGTTTGTCAGCTTTGGACATCTGGTTTAGCTTGTAGTCCTCGGCGCTTAAAGAGGCTTTAAGCTTCTCGCTACGTTCAGTGGACGCTTTAGCCTTAGCAGCGACTTGCTGTTCTTTCATGCCAGTCTTTTCGTAGACTTGTTCAGCCGTAATCTTGCCAGCCTTGAAGTCGGTAATCAGTTTCTCGGCATTGTTGGCCGTTATCTTATTAGTCCGTAGTTGCTTGCCTAAGTAGTTCTCAACCGGTGTGTAGTTAGACCATTCATCAGTCGGTACTAACTTAAGGTTCTTAGTGTTATTAGAGCCACCTAGTTGTAATGGTATCGTGTGGTCTAGTTTCAAGTCCTTGCTATCGCCGCCCATCTGTCGCTTAATCTTGTCTGACTCTCGGCCTGGTAGTCGCTCTACAATGATAGCGCCGTTGTTAGTCCGTCGTATGGTCTGTCCACTGACGATACGTTCAAAGGCAGTAGTTGGGCTGGTCTTGATAGCGCTGGCGTAGGCTCCAATCATGTTGACTAATCCGTCCTCATCACGGGTTTCTATCAGCTTCTTCGGGCCTTGGGTCGAGGCTTTGGAGTCTTTCTGGTTAGGTACGACTTGTTGATCTTCTTTCTTCTTGCCCATGTTCGAGTTGTAGGTATTTACTTCTTTGACAGCGTTCTTGCCAAAGGCTAGAGCTTTGACCCAGTTCTCGAAGTTCTGTGGTATCTCAACGGTCGTTGTACCATCTTTAGCGGTTGTCTTACCAGCGGCCATAGCCTGAGCGCCCTCGTAGGTTTTCTTAATCTGAGCGCCACCGAAAGGCAGGATAGCGTTAAGCGGTACTTGGACACCGGCTATCTTAGTCGTCGTGGTCAATGCGCCTAGTGGTGAGCTAACACCGAACCGGCCAGCATTAGAGGACGGACCGAGCCACTTAGTACCCTTTTCTCCAAAGGCGAAGTTAGCAATCTGACCGACGAATGGTGTGTTATCGAAAGCTTCACCAGCAAAGCGTTGGCCGATAGCCTTAGTCTTAGCTAGTTTGTCCTTGCCCTCTTTCTCGGTTTCCTGATAAGCGTCAATAGCGGCGTCGATCGGGTTGAAGCCAACCTGTCGTCCGGTCATTTCCTCTAAACCTAAGTTAAAGGCGTAAGCGGCCGCAAACGTGGTCAACACCTGCTTAGTAGTCATCTCACGGCCAACTTGCTGAATATAGTTAGCAACTTCGAGTTGGTACATAGTGGCTGGTCCGTACATCTTAGAGTTGAAGAACTCAGGCTTCTCACCGATTGAGCGGCCAGCTAGGGTCTTCTCAGCTTGGACGTCAGCATAATGCATAGCTTTCTTACCTGTCATACCCTTACTTATGGCGTCATTGTGAGCAGCGTTCCAAGTAATACGAGCAACTGTTTGCTCGACGACTCGAAGTGGCGTGTTGGCTATGTCAGCGCCCTTGGCTATCTTGCCGTCAGTCACGTTGTCACCTAAGTCACCGTAACGACGGAACAAGAACTCGGCCTGTCTAATAGGTGCATTCTTACCATGGGCTGTCCCCATCTCCTGCATAGCTGCGACCATGAAGTTTTTAGGTCCGAACTTGCCGACAGCTTGTGCAGCAACGATAGGTTGCAAGGCGGCTGTGGCTAAGTTACCGACGATTGAGTTACCACCAGCGCGGCGTTGGACGAAAGCGGCGGCTCGTAAGGCGGCGTTACCAAACTTAGTGTCAACGGCACGACGGTCGAAGCCGTTAGTCTTACCAGCTAAGTTGTTAGCCCATTCTTTAATCTGGATAAGGGTGCCGTTAGCGTCCTTGCCTGCTATGTTAGCTTCCTCGGCTATAGCTTTAGCTAAGACTCTGGCGCGAGTAATGCTAGGCGTCATGTAGATGTTATTAAGAGTCGGGGTCATGTAACGCTCAAAGGCTTGGAATGCGTCGGCTGTCCGCTCGTCGCCTTTACGTCTTAGAGCGTACTTGTTGAACGCTTTGTTAGGGTTCGTGAAAGCTGACTCGCCGGCTAGCTTGTTGTCGATACCACCTCTTACGCTGTTTGGGTTCGAGTCCTGTAAGGTAGGACTGGCGAAGTCCCGTATTTCTTTCATCTTTAGGCCGAACGACTCCCACAGCTTAGGCTCTTGGAAGTGAGTGTAGTAGTCAGCCCGCTTTGGTACTTCTGGGTAGCCGAACTCCTTTAATACTGTGTTCATCTCGTCCAGCATGGAGTCATAGTTCTTGCGGAACCATTTATCAGCATTGACTATCTTAGTTGCTTGTTCACGGCCAAACCGCTCATTAAGTTGGGTGCGGTCTATTTTCTTCTCACCAAAGTCTTGGATAGCGGCTGATACTTTCTTAGCCTTACGCTTGTTACCAGCGAAGTTGATACCTAAGTCATCAGCTAAGGCTTTCATCTCTTTCTTAAGCGTAATCTTACGAGCAATCATCTTGGTTGCTTGGGCTTGTTGGTGATCGACTGTGAATGCCGTAACCTTATCGGCCGTTTCTTTCGGGAACGCTCGCTCTATGTTACGACGTTGCGTTGCAAGGGCTGAACCGTAACCGTTGACGCTTGATAAGTCGCCTAAGTCGCTAGCTTTGAATACTTCGTTACCGACACGGAACTGGGTAACATGACCGTCATCATCAGTGAAGATACGATAAGCTCCCTTGGTATCAGCAACCATCTCACCGTTGTCATCGAGAGCAAAGCGCTTCTCACCACGCTTGATATTCGGGTTGACGTTTTCAGACTTGATACGATCGCCCTCTTTGGTAATCTTGCTAACTGGTACTTGCTTCTCAGTAGCGCCACCCTTGACTCGTATAGGCGTACCAACAATAGGTGTACTATTACCTAATGAATCCACTGTACCTCTTGCTGTTGCCGGTGTTAGTGCTGGTACTGCCTTATCTGATAATTGTGCTGTGGGCGGCTTGGCTGAATTACTACCGTTATTGACTTGTACGAACGCTTCAATGTTGGACCGACCTTGCTCTTTGGCGTTGACGATACGGTGCATACCATCTAAGACGTTGCCCTTAGTATCTAGGACGATAGGTGAGATGTCGCCACCTTTAGCTAGTGAAGCAAGACTTTTCTCGCTGTGACCGTTACCGTAACTGTCGATAAGTTGTTGTCGGGTTAAACTGGCGTTATCTAGACTCGACAGTGGTACGCTCTGCTTGACGTAGTTACCTTTGAACACCTCGGCACTATCTGGGTTTAGTCGATTTACTTCGTCAGCAGTATAAGTCTTACCAGTTGTGCTATTATCAGCTAATGAATCAACGCTCTTTTGTGACTGTTCCGGTACTGGCTTGCTTGCTGGTTGCTGGTTTCCTTTTCCTGGCAGTCTAACCTTACCTGCTTCGTCCATTGGTGTCAGGCCGAACTTCTGGGCTATGGACTGCTTTGGGGCTTGGGTGGCTTCGTTGTAGATGGCTTCTACAATATAGGTGTCACCCTCTTTAGTCACATTCTTGACAGTGTAATCAGCGTTTCTAGGTAAGAGCTTCTCAGAATCTCTGGCTGATTCTCCTGACAGCTTAGTAAGGTCAATACCTTTCTGGTTATCTCCGACATCTAAATTGAATATGACTGGACTTTCGGCTGGACTACCCCATCGGCGTGAGTAAGTGTAGCGCTTGGCTACTTCTGCGCTGTCTGAAACCGATGAGTAGCCGTCATTCTTGAACTGCTTGCTCTTGAGCATGGCTTCTATCTCGTCGTCCAGTAATACCATACCTCGGTAATAGGTTCCTTTTGGTATGTCGTCTGTCATACGTCCATCGAGAGCTTTGACCTTTTCAGCTACTGGCCTGTCCATTTGGTCAAGGGTACGTCCCTTAACGTGTGTGTTAATAGTTGTGAACTCCTGACCAGCATAATCTTTAGCTATATCATCAGCACTCCCATACTTACCAGCCTCTGCCTTAAGACTGGCTAGTGGGTCGGCTGGCTCTTCCAACCTAGCCTTAGCAATCCTGATTGCCTCGCCTTTTATGCCTCTGGCTGGGCGGGGTTTAGGCTTGTCACCGAAACCTCTAGCTATGTTATCTTCGTCCATAAGCTTGTTAAGCATGGCTTGACGTTGGCCGTCTTTATAGATGATTGGTTCGATACCTTGTGATTTGAGGCTGTTGATAGTTGCTTGACTGGCGCTTTCAGGTACTAGGGCTTTCTCAAACTCTTTCAGTCCGACAGCACGGTCTGATACTGACTCGAAGTATTCGGTTGGAGCGTCTTGTATTTCTTTCTTAACTTGTTCGAGTTCTTTAAGTACGCTATCAGGTACATTCTTAAACTTATCGTTAAACCAACTCTTGTCACCACGAAGATAGTCACCAATTGCGTCCATCTGTGTGTCGTATTCCATGAACTGGTTTCCGTCTTTGTTAGTAGCATAATTATTTAGCTTGTCTCGTACGCTAGTCATACGATTCGATAAGAGGTCTTTGACTGACTCCATCGTTTCAGCGTCAGTCAGACGGTGTTTGTTGTCATAGATGTCCTCTAAGCTCTTGAACTTTGGTGTTATTCTGGCTCGTATATTACCGATACCAGTACCAACCATACCGCCCTCACCAGCTCGAATCTTATCTTTACGCATGACTTTAAGTACGTTGTCCATAGTTTCTGGTAATTCTTTTGGTCTACCTTGATAGTCAGTACCGTTATAAAGCGTAGGTTTAGCCCCAGCTTCTTGAGCTGTTTTCTTAGTGAAAGAGTCGAACTCGTCCTCTAGTTTTGCTCCTCTTACGGCTTTCATAAGTTCGTAACGGTCTATCGGCTTAATCTTGGTTGGTAGTTTAGGTTCTAGGTTGTTTTTGTACATAAAGTCAACCGTGTCGCTGAACTTTCCTTTAGAAGCACCTAGCTCTGTTAGTCTTACGATATTATCGGTGTAAGCTTGTCCAAGATTTGCGTCCATAATTTGTCGTTGTAGTTCATCTAACTTGTCTATCTCTGTTGTTTCAGGAGCTTTGACTTTTATGCCCTTAGATTTTAGGAACTGAGCAATCACAGCAGGTTCATTAGCAATCGCTTCATCAAGACTATTAGCACTATCAAAACCTACATACCTTTGACCTATTTCATCAGCTGAAGCTTTGAACTTAGCTTTTAAGTTGTCATATACTTTTCGATCACCTGATAACTTAGCTCGTGGCTGGCGTGGTGAATAGACATCGCTAGCAAATGTAGCTGTTTTCGGTGCTTTCGGGTCTACAAGCTTTTGATTACCTATAAGAGTAATCTCACCAAAACCATCAACGGCGTGTTTCTTTGGGTCAACTATACCAACGCTAGCTTGAGGTATACCACCTAATTTATTTGCATAAGATAGGTTATCCTCTGACAAGTTGTGGGTAGCCATCAGCTCGGTCTTACGGCCAGGTATGCGGACATAACCACCCTGATTCAACGGCTGTAGCAACGGCCCACGGTTGGCTTGTCTGGTGTCATACTTAGCGCGGTCAATCACAAGCTGGTCGATAGCGTTAGGGTTGCTACCATCTGCACCAAGCCGACGTTTGGTGGCTTCAAAGCCTTGGACGTCTTGGTCAGTTATATCAAACGGATTACGGTTGCCTTGCATAGCGTTACGAACGTTACTGGCACCATTCAGTTCTTGGTCTGATATCTTACGGTAGGGTTTGTTGGTGATAATGTCCTTAGCGGCTTGGACAGGTGGCTTAACTAACTTAGTTGTCACTCTGCCTGCACCGACAGCTGTACTCTTAGCACCTAGCATACCGACGACACCTAGGGCGCTGGTTCCGGCTTGTTGGGCTAGGCTCATGTCCTCAACACCAGCGGCTCGTAAGTCCTCTTTAGCAGTCGGCAGTACGTTGCCTAAGGTTTCCCCAGGTAGTTTGTAGGCCATGCCCATGACGGTACGGTTGAACGCGCCAAGACCTTTAAGCTGGGCGGCTTTCTGTTCTGGTGTCGGAGCCTTGCCTTGGAAGCCACGTTGGATACCACCGACCGTAGCAGGTATAGCTTTAGCCACACGGGTACTCTGCACGACTTGGTCAGCAATGACACCAGGTAATGATGTCTGGACGTTTGTGTTTAGACGGTCCTCGGCGGCCTTGTAAGCGCCTTTGTTCTTAGTTAGGCGTGCAACTTCACTTCGTCCAGCTTCAACCGGTATAGCGGCTGTAGCGACGATTGGTTTAACGACTATGTTGCCGATAGTGTTTGTCGTACCGTTGTGGGTAGCTTGCCCTAAGATCGAACGGGTGTTGGTCGGCTTGCGGTTCTGCCATGTTCGGCCGTTGTCATAAGCGTTTACTTGGTCAGCTGTTCGGCTGGCTCCTCTGGCTAATACATCAACTGTTCGACCTGCGAAGTTAAGAGGTTTAGGTACATTGGAACCTTTGACACCAGTACGGTTGCCAGCAGTTGGCATGACAGGCGTACGTCCGACATTCAACGGCTTAGGTCTAGCAACCTGTACCTGTGGGCGTATTTGCTGTTGTCTGACAGGAGCTTGGTTGAAACTTGGGTTACGGACTGGTGCAACGCCTAAGCTGGGACGGCCTGTACTAGCTGGCTGTGGAGTGCGTTGAACCGGACGGTTCCCTTGTGGGTTCTGCCACGTTTTGCCGTTGTCTCGTACATTTAACTGGTCTTTAGTCTTACGGACTAAGCGTTTCAAATCGAAAGCCATTAACAAGCGTTCCTTTTATTTTCTTAAGCGAAGTTTCTTTGATTGTCGGCCGTATTCATTGATACCGCCTTGTAAGCCTTGGCCGTTAGCTGTGAGTTGTTGTGTGCGACCGCGTGGTCCTTGAGTCTTGTATTGTGAGTAAGTGTCATCACCGTTAGTACCATCTTGGACACCGTTCATAGGGTAATCTTCTGCACCGAAACCAGCCCGTGGTTGCATACCCTTAGTCTTAGCCATGCCTAGTCGTCTAGCTGGAGCAATGTCTAGTTCTGGGCTGTCCTCTTGAACGCCACGCTTTGCGACTGCTTTGTTGTTAATCAAAGCTCGGCCGTTGCTCATTGGCTGGTAATTAGAGCCGTCACTGGTAGCAACGCCTAGCTTTTCTTGTTGTTTGACTGGTGCCATGCCGATAATCTTCTGTAGTGAACCTTTTTTGTACTTAATCATTATGCTTGTCCCTCGTTAGTTTTAAGTCGTCGTCGTAACATATCAGCGTACGGGTTCATGTTCTCGCCACCTTGGGCTTGTCCAGCGTTGATGTCACTGCGATCAACTGAATACTGTTGCATATCAGGACGGGCGATAGTGGCTTGTCCGGCTTGCATGGTTGGCTTGAAGCTGTTGAAGAAGCCCTCGACGCTGTTGCGTGAGTTATCAATAGCAGTCTGGTAAGGTGCCGAAGCGGCTCTAGCGGCGGCGTAATCACCACCTTGAGCTTGGGCTAACTGAGCGGCAACCGAAGCTTGCTGTGAACCGATGTTCTGACGTTGTCCCTCAATACCGGTACGCAGGTCACGCTCACCAGCCTGACGTTGGCGTTGTAAGTCAGCTAAGATGTTGCTGAATGACAAGCTGGTTTCGTCCTCTGACTTCTGAATACGACCCATGTTGTTGCCGTAGGTTTCATTAGCAATCTTACGATCGCCTGATGTTTCCTTACCGATAGCGTCAGGTAAGGCGTTTTGGAAAGCACTGGAACCAGTACCACCAGCTCGGCCGATGATCTGGGCTAGACTACGGTAGCCGTTGTTGGCTTTCTGATTAACCTTGTCATAAGTGGACTGCTTCTCTTTGTTAGTATCAACTCGTCGTTCGCCGTAGTTCTGAGTGGCTTGTCTTTGTTGACCGCCGACTAAGTTGTTCTGTTCCTGTAAGTCAAAGTCCAGCTTGCTGATACCTTGGTCAAGTCCAGTCTGGGTGCGGCCGAGTAAGCTACCGAGCTGACCCTGTTGGTCTGTCAGTGAAGCAATCGTGTCAGCTTTCTCTTGGGCTTCACGGGCGGCTGTAGCGGCAGCTTCGGCGTCATAAGTACTTCCAGCGCTATATCCGCCATAGTAACCACCAGTGCCACCTGTTGCAAGGCCACCGGCACCACTTGGGGCATAGCCACTGTTGACTTGATTGGATAGTGTTGCGAATGGGTTATCTAAGTTTAACTGTGTATTACTGCCAGTCGGTATCGCATACTGTGAACCTAAAGCTGCTGCGTCATAGCCAAAGCCTGGGATAGCGCCGCCGTTGCGTGATAATTGAAAGTTAGGGGTAGGGTCAAATGGTAAGAAGTTACCTACCGCTGCGCCAATGTCTGCCATTTGTTTCTCCTGAAGTGCTATAAGTTTTGATGATTATGCCTCAGTCGGTACTGACAGCCCCAGCTCTCCGTAGTAGAAGTATTGAGTGTTAAGTGTATATATACAGCACTAGCGGATATTTAACAAGCTTGTGTTTAGAATAAGGCGGTACGGTTGGGTAGTACTCGGTTGCAGACGTCAGCTAACTTAGGTTCTAAGCTGTTGTCAGCTAGTTCGGTACAGGCAATAGCAAATGTTTCATGAGCGATAGGACAGCCTTTAACTGGACAGTTGACTCCATCTCGGTAACTTACCATGCGTTCGTATAAGGCGGTGTCATTGGAGTACAGCCGTCTTAGGATTGGGTGTAAGCTACCGACCTCAACATAGTTGTCGTGTTGGTAGTGGTGCATGTATTCATGGGAAACAATCTTATCGGTGTCAGCGTAGTCGTGAACTGGGTTCAGGTACATCGTGTTAGTTTCACCGCTGTAGTAAGCTTGCGCGTCAGGGTAGTCAGGGTATTGTCCGTAGATCAAGTTTACCTTTGAGTAGTCTAGATCTAAGCGTTTCATCACTTCAACTAACTGCGAGTCATGTCGGTAGCTGATAGGTGCGACTAAACTGGGCTTAGACAACAGCTGGGTAGCGGTTGATTCCGGCAGATTACTCACACCGACAATGATGGTTCCAGTGACTACAAGCAGTAATGTAATTAGCTTAAGGTTCATATCGGCAGTCTACTGCTATTACCCTATGTTGTCAATAGACAGCACCATCACATACCTAGACCCATCATCATACGGTTCCTGTTGATATTTACGCCGACTGTCTTAGTTGGCGTTATGAGGTCGTTAATAGCTAGACTGTCATTGACCCGCTTATTAACAGCTGACGTAATGGCGTCACTTAGCGTCAGGCTATCAGCGGTTGATCGCTTGTAGACGCTGACGGTTTGCCGAGCGTCGCTTAGTATCAGGCTGTCACTTAAGCTCTTAGTTGTCCGTTGACCAACGCTATCAGTCAGGCTTAACGTGTCCGGTAGCGTCTTTGTAACACGGCGTCTTTGACTGTCACTGATTGTCAGCGTTTCCGCGACTGTCCGTTTGTAGACAACCACGGTTGTCGTACTGTCCGTTTGGCTGACCATGTCGGTGACACTACGGGTGTGACTAAGGACTGGTGCGCCGTTACTGACGTTGATGTTATCAGTTATCGTTACAGTGTCATTGACGCGCTTAGTTACGGCTAGCTTCTGGCTATCAGCTAAGGCGAGCGTATCAGCGACTGACTTAGTCGTTCGGTTGCCGACGCTATCAGCCAGCGTCAGGCTGTCAGCTAGTGGTTTGGTTACTCGTTTACTAGCTTGGTCAGATAGCGTCAGGCTATCAGCAACCGTCCTAGTATGAGCAATGGCAACTGCCGCTGCTCGGAATAGTAGGAGCAAGCTCATGGCTTAAGCCGCCGTGTAGTAGTAGACCGTTATCCGCCAGATGACAGCGGTTTGGACTGGGGCAACTATCGTCGTAGCGGTAGCCGCAGCTGCTGACCTGATTGGGCTGGTTGGTTCGACATCGGTTTCATAGACCGTACCGATAGCTTGACCGGTTGGCGTTGTCCACGCTACTGTTCCCGGTAAGTTAGTACTAGTCACAAGGACTGGAGCAGCCACACCGGTAATTGCCGTGGTAGCGTACTTGACTATGTTGATACGGCTGATGTAGTGAAACAGTCCAGCCGCCGGAGCTGGCAAGGTCGCAGTCACGGCAGCCGCCGCTAGGCCAGTTGCAGTCACGGCTAAGGTTACGGGTTGGATAGCTACGTTAGCAATACCATTGCTACCACGCGCTCTGTCCCATGTCGTGCCGTTATAGATCATAGTGTGACCTAGTACTTCCTGCATATCATTGTCGTTTGGTCGGCCGTCTTGTGGTCGGACGCTGGACGCTGGCGTAGCGACGTTGTGGTAGATAGTCTGCAGTCGCATAGCGGTCTGAGCGACAGCGCCGTTAGTGTAGACCACTCGGAAGAACTTAGCCGTGACTTGAATACCGAAGCTCTTACCAACCGTAGCCGGTATGGTGTAGGCGTCCAAGTTGTCCCAGTTCGTGCCGTCAGTACTTTGTTGCATTGATAAGCCGTCCGTGGCACTGATATGACTGGCGAAGACTATGACTGAGATACTGGCAAACTGGCTGACATCTTCGCTGGTACCAGTAAAGACACCGTTCAGGACTAAGGCAACGGCCGTACTGTTGACGACTGAAACGAAGCCACCGCCAACTGGTAGTGGGAACTGAGCGTCAACATCTCTTAGTACGTTGTCGGAACCGAAGCCGACTTTCATGCGCTGGACTTTGACAATCGTACTAGCCGCACCGTTAAGCGTGGTCAGTTCGTCACTGGCTACTGTGTCGCCACCACTACCGGCATTGATTAAAGTGTTATCAGCCATACTAGCCTAGAGTTAGTGTCCAAGTTATTTGCAGGGTATCAAGCGCACCCTTATTGACGACTGTGAAAGTCGTGCGAGCTAGCATTGTACCGACGGTGGCAGCGTTAAAGATACCAGCTTCGGTCAAGGCACCAGTCGCGTCACCGGCAGCCCAGTCACCGACATAGGTGACGACGTTAGTTGCAGCCGTTCGGGAACTAAGGGCGTTACGATCAAGTTCAGTACCAAGAGCCGTGTCAGCCGCAGCTGCCGCTAAGGCACCAGTACCGACAGCCATGTGGCTCATAGCAGCTTGGGCTGGGGTTAGCTTTAGTTGGTCAGCGATGTGGTTCTTACCAGAGGTGACGACAAGGTTATGAATATCCCGTTGGTCTTTGATGTTACCGTCTTGATCGCGTAAGACGATATGGACGTTTGCTATGTCGTGTAAGTTGAGTTTCATTTGATTTCACCTAGTTCTTTAAAGCGAGCAGCCGTGTCGGCGTCCAAGCTGATTAGTGTACCTTTGTCGTGTAGTTTACCATTTTTAAATATACCGCTATCGGTTATTACTTCGTAGTCTTGGCGGGGTGGTGCTGCGTCTACGGTTTCGTGTCTGATACTTACTGATTCTGCCATTGCCTTACTCCTTATTGTTCATAATAACTAATATGTCCTGATACTTGCACGGCGGCGCTTAGGTTAAGTACTAACGGTTCCGCTATGGCGGTTGGGAAGTAAGCACCAGAGCCAGGTGTACCAGCTGGTAAGACGTAGCCTGAGCTTGCCACTAAAGGATTAGCGCCCTCAAGGTCGGTGATACCACTGCGCCACTTGACGTTGACCGTACCAGCCGCTGTCACCTTGGCTGATAAGACGACCAAGCTCTTGCCAGCTACGGCTGGAACTATCGTGTTGTCACCGATTGTCGATATTGATATAGGAGCGTACTGGACTAGGTAAGTAGCGTAAGGGTCAGCTACGACTAAGCCACCGCTGGCATTTAGGACAAGTGGCTGGGCGTTACCATCTGTACCGACGGCTGGCCAACTTGAGCCACCACCACCGCCCCCACCAGTCGGCTTGTCCAGTAAATCATTAAGTAACTTATTGGACTTCTTTAAAAGCTTTTCAACCTCTTTGTTATCAGTTTCATACTTCGGGATAGTTATCGCCTTAACAGCCGTGACAACCGCCTTGATTGACGTCTGAAGCGGTACTAGGTTAGGTGCTTCGACATTAACATTGGTTTCCGGTACGTTGACGATAGGTGCTTCGGCAATCAGCTCCTGTTCCTTAACGACTTGTTCAACGGCCTGGATAGCAGTAGTCAGGGCTTGGAACTGGGCTGAGTAGTCAACTTGCTCGGGTGCGTCCGGTATAGTCGGCAGTTGCTTAGGTATGGCTTTGGCTTCTTCGACTAAGCTAGCCATCAGTTCGGTTATAGCACTTAGGTCAGTCAGCGGTCGGTCGCGTAGTGTAGCGTCGAGTACCTGTAAGGCTTCGACGACATACTTGACGTCCGGTGTGCTGATACTCTCTAACTGATTGATGACCTCAGCCTTAGTAACATGACCCTCTAGGTAGTTGATTAAGGCTTCGGTACTACTTAGAACGCTGTCAGCGGTCTTAGCATTGACGGCTAGTACGTCCTCGTGACGATCAAGCGCTAGTTGGTCTTTGCGTTGGTTCTCGGTTATCTCGGCTAGTCGGGTTAAGTCCATGTGTCCTTTGGTCGGTGGGGGCAGGTATTCTACCCCCTGATTTGTTATTTGTTCTTAAGCTTGTTTTCTTCGTGGCGTTCACGCTCTTGCTGTTGTCGTAAGCGTTCGTTGTAGTTAAACTCAGCGTCCTCTTTAACTTCGTCAAGTGGTGTCCGTTGGACTGGTAGTGGTGCGTTATCTTTGTTGTCGGCCATTATGTGTATTCCTTACTGGTTAATTGGTGGGGGGCTGTTACTCCCCCCTGCCAAGATTACCTATTAGGCAGTCTTGTGGATAGCGATGTTCTGTAGCTTGTTGATGTCGATGAATGCGTCGTAACGGTGTCGGTATTCAAGTAAGTCACCTGAGATACCTGGAGCGTTATTGTGCAACGTGTAGTCAACTAGTTTTTCTGGGGCGCAGGTCACATCAGCGTGAGCAATGATGAGGTCGACTGCGACTGGTAGACGGTTGCTAGGAACGATGACAACGCGGACGCCGTCAACTTCACCTAAGTCACCAGACTTACGGTCTTTGTAGGCTAAGTCGGAGTTCAGTACGAAACCACCCTGCTTAAGCAAGTTGTAGTACTGAGCTGTCATAGCTGCGATACGGCCGCTTTCGACACCCTCTTTGTTGGTGATGTCAGCGTTCAGGGCTAGGAAGTTGCTGTAAGCGTTACCAGTTGTGGTAGCACCAGACAAGACGCCTGAGTCAGCACTTAAGCTGCCTACGGCTGGAGTTGCGGCAACTGTTGCACGGGTGACACCGGCAGCGGTGTTGATCGTGCTGAAGATGTAAGCGTCCATTTCTGGGACAAGTACTTCTCTAGTTGCTTGAGCGAGGTAAGCACCAGGCTTACGAATCATCATCGTATCTTGGTAGTTCTTCTTGTCGATTGTCTTAGTCCATGATCGGTCACGAAGCAACGTAAACGTCTGAATCGTGTCCTGTACTTCTGTCAGCGCACCGTAACGGTTGGCTGCCAGTAGTGGATCATAGGTATTCATGGTCGGGCTGGTTAGTGTGTAAACGCTAACGCTGTTGACGCCGTCCCAGTTCCAGTTCTGATTAGTGAACTCTTTGGATTTGCGTGTCGCTTTAAGTACGTCACTTGTTGCTGAGGCAAACTTGGTTGCTAGGTTAATAGCCATTGTGTGTGTTCCTTGTTATTAAGACTCTAGTACTTGGCTGCTTCGGCTAGGAAGTCGGCAAGGTCAGGGTCAACCTTAGGAGTCTTTGGACTACGGTTTGGAACCGGTGTCGTCTTACGTCCTTCACGGGTCTTGTTCTGAACTTGCTGTCTAGCACCTATGCCAGTCAGTTCGGAGATAGAGTCGGCTTCATCTTGTAAATGTTGGTACAAGTCAGCGCGTATGTCCGTCGGGTTGCCGAATGCGTCAACTGTAACGTGTTGGGCTTGGAAAGCGTCAATCGCTCGGTCCAGTCGCCTCTGAATAGCTGGGTCATTACTACGAAGTACATCGAAGTCTTTGACAGCCCGTTCATAGCTGGTCTGGAGTTTGTTGCTGTTGCGGTCTACCTTATTGTCATAAGCGTCGATTTGCAGTTGTCTAAGGGCAAGGTTCTCGTCACTCTCCGCTTGGGCTAAGTATTCCTGTTGCTGGTCGCGGATATTGGCTTCACGGGCTTGCTTGTCTTGTTGGCGACGTTCAAACATCTCCTTCTTGAAAGCAGTCTCCTGTTGCTCGTTCGACAACTCAGGGTCAGTGTCATCAGTGTCATCGTCCGCCGACGGGTCATCTGATTCTTCTTCGTCCTGTTGATCACTCTCGGCGTCCTCGTCGTCTAACTGCTCATCGTCCGTTGCGGTGTCAGATGAATCGTCTGAGTCTGAATCGGTAGCTTCCTCGTTGTCAATGTCGTCAAAGTTGACGTCAGTGTCATCTAAGCTTTCTACCTCGGCGTCTGTGTCGTCCTGTGGTGCAGGATTGGTTGATAAATCAGCCATGTTTCTCCTTTGTTTAGTCTGTCGTTATATAGGTGACGAACCTCTACTAGTTAAGGCTAGCGATACCTTGGTCGTAGGGAAGACCTAGCTGCCCTCTCGACCGAGAGAGGACAAGTAGCTGTTCCTTACTTATTAACTAAGAAGTGCCTATGGTTTGGGTGTCCGGCTCCTTCACAGCTGATGACTATGCCACGCTTGACGAAGTTGTGGGTCTGGGTGGGTAGGTTGTCTAAGTCCAGTCCACCGCTTTCTTGTAACACTTCTGCCTTTGTCTGCTTAGTCTCCTTTAAACGGGCTTGTAACTCCTTGTATGACTCCATAGGTGGCTTGTCTACCTCATCGTTCATGCTGACTTCCTCATCAGGTTGTTGACGCTGATACGGAAAGTCTTAACGAACGTCAGGTTCATCTGTATAGCCCGTAGTTCCGCTATTACTCGCTCAGGTGTTACGTCCATACCGATAGTCAGTTGGGCTAGTTCCGCCATTAAGGACTTCTCATAGGCACTGATCAAGTCGTTTAACTCCTGTACCTCTGGCTGTAGCTTAGTCCTAGTCTGGTCACGGTCTTGACTGGCTTTCTGTTTAGCTAAAGCAGTGGCATTGGCCCGTGGTGTCGTAAAGGCGGCACTACTGGCACCAGAGTAGAGGACGCCGTCATTCCGGCTCATACAGGCATACCTTGTTGCTGGGCTTTCATGCGTTCTATCTGGGCTACGACATCTTCTGGTGCAAAGCCTTGGGCTTCAGCGGCTAAGGCGGTTAAGGCTGTTTCCTCATCGACACCGTACTGCTCCATGACAGCTTGGATATTAGCCATGACTTCGGGGTTCTCTTGTTCCTGTGGCATAGGCTGTTCAGCACCTTGTTCCATCGGTTGTTCCATAGGCAGACCAGTTGCTGGGTCAATCATGCCCTCTTGTTCAGCCATAGCCTGCTCATCTTCTGGTGATATGTCAGTGATAATCTTGTCGTTGTCACTGGTTAAAGCGATAATCTCAGCGTATAACTCGCCCTTATTGAACTTCTTACCAGCCATAGCTAGCGTCTGGTCAAGCATTGGGTCAGCTGCGACTAACTCGGCTATCTTCATAAGACCTTGTAGCTTATCAGCGTCATCAGCCGCTTTGTCTTGTTCCGGTTCAACGTCAAAGCTGAATGTGGCGCGGGTTTCGTCCCAGACTATCTCTAGTTGGTTGCTCATCTCACCCATCTCGTCAGTTGGGAACTCCATACCGCCCTTAAGTAGTATCTCCCGTTCGTCATCAGATAACTTCATTAGGTCAGTGCCTTCCATGTTGGCGAAGTGGGTGTTGATCATAGACTTAGCAACTGCTTCATAGGTGACATACAGGTTGTCTTTGAAGTCCTCATCATCAATGCTTAGGTTGGCAGCCGCTAGTTTGACACCAGCTGGGGTCTTAGACTGGGTTGGGTCGCCGCTATCAGTTGCACTACTGCTAGTGTCACCAGTTGGGATAAGCTTCTGCAAGCTGGCTTGGTACATGCTCATTCTAGCTGGAATCTGGTTATAGATACCGTTAGCCATCTCCATACGACTAACCTTAGCGTTACCAGCAAATATCATGCCGTCCTGGACGTAAGCAAAGCTATCAAGGTCAGCACTATCAGCGTCACCCTCAATCAACCATGGTGGTCGGATACCTATTTGAGTGGCTAGCACATCAGCCTGTCGCATGTAATCAAGCACGTTCTGGGTACCACCGGCTAGCTTGACGATACCTATGCCGTAAGGGTTGACGAAGTCTTGATAGCAGTACAGGAAGTGGACAGGAACGTCACCAGTCGGGTCAGGGTTACTCCACTCCCGGACAGTACTGTCCGTCTGCTTGTGGTACATGTAGAATGGGGCGTCAATACCCCGTTGGAAGATGATACAGAACTTATAGCCCTTTGGTTTGACGTCACCCTTGTACTGCTGTGAGCGTGGTGTGTCATCACCATCACGTTCCTCTAAGCCTTTGCTCTTAAGTATGCGTCTTAGGGCTTCAATGTCCCACTTGTTGTAGCTGGTTGAGTCTGATTCACGGCTTTCTTTGTTCTCCGCCTTAGCTTCCTCGATCATGGACTTAAGTTGTGTCCGAGTGTAATAAACGTCCCAGATAATAGCGTCTGAGTCGTAATCAGATACCTTGCCGGGTTCAAGTGTTACGTCCTGGGGCTGGGCAACTATGAAGTCAGCTCTCCGCTTGCCGTCTTTCTCAACGAACAATGTAACCAACGGTACTGAACCATAGGTAGCGGCCTTACGGACGGCGTCCTTCCACTTACGGCTGAATGGGGCTTGGGTGTTAGCGTGCGGAATAATCTCATTCTGCCACTGCATGTTGGCAAGTTCACTTAACCATGCTTCATCACGGTCTAATGCTTTGACTGTACCGCTAAGAGTACTGCTGACTATCCGCTTAGGTAGCTTAAACAATGCGGCGGCTAGTGAACCGTCATTAACTTCTGGTAGATTAGGGTCTAAGCCTTCCATTAGTCCGTTATCAGCTAGGCGTTCAAAGGCGGGGTAGTCCTCACGCCAGACCTTGGCTTCTTTTTTACTATCTTCGTATAATTCTTTTAGGTCGGTTTTGTCGAGAAAGGCCACGCTTGTTGTTAGTCCTCTGGTAGTCATCTGAGCAATGTCAGCAAGACCGTTATACGAGTTACCTTAACACGCTTGTGGTAACTTGACAACTATTTAGTCTTACAGTATTCGTTTCAGCTTAATGTGCATGGCATTGTCCGGTGTGCGGTACAACAAGTCCTCTGAACTAGGCATGACACTGACGTCAACGTCCTTAATCAGTAGATCATACTGGTCTTGGCGCAGTAGTAAGATGTCAGGCAACGGTACAATCAGCATACCGGACTGGGTAGCTCGGACGTCAGCTATTATCTGTACCTTTAAGGCGTCCTTGCTTAGTACGCTACTGTGCTTGGTTATATCTAGGGCGTTACTGTAGTCATTCATATATTAGTTAGCTCTCCAGCGCTTAATCATCTTCCAGTGTCCTTTATCGTTTACTCGTATCTCAAGCAGTAGCTTGTTACTCTCACCCTTAGTCAGTGGTGTTAAGGCGTCGATCAGGTCTTTAAGTATCTCCGCTTGATTAGATGGTACTGGTATCTCGTACTCTACCTGTGTCTTAGTAACTTTACCGTGTTCTGAGCTTTCAGACGTTATCTCTGTTAGCCCGTCTTCGTATGTATTGTAGGTTATCTTCTTACCGTAATCCATTATGCCCCCTTATAAGTCACAGTTAATGTATGTCCGTCATGTGTTCTGATATGGTTTAACAGGTAGACAGCTTGTTCTGGGTCACTCTCGTAGTCACTGGTGGTCGTACTGCCGATATTACCGCTCGGATAGTAGTCGCAGGTGCTACAGACTATGGTGACTTCTCCTAGTAACTTAGACATGGAACTTCATTCGTTGTGGCTTAGGTCGGTTATGTACCTGTGTCTTAGGCCGCAGTGATTCAAAGCCGTAGCGGGTAGCGTCAATGAAGTGGTTGAACATATCTATCGGTGTATTGATGATACGACCTTCCTTGTCTGTCTGCCATAAGTAGTTACGATACTCCTTGATACCGTTGATACTCCGCTTAGTAATGCTGATCTGCTGGTCTTGGACGTACTGGATACCCTGATTGACACTGCCTTGGCCTTTGGTTACGGCTAGTACATTGACACCATACAGGCGTAGTTCATCAATGCTCTTAGGTTCAGCACTGTCAGCCATGACTAGCGCTTTAGGCTGGTTGTTTACTATGTCGGCTATCTGCTTGTTACTAAGACCTTTCTGGTAGGTAATCTCATCTAGTATGTAACCACCGTTGTAGTAGTAGATCGCAACTAGGGCGCTTGGGTCATTACTATAGCCGAAGTCCAGTCCATAGCGTTCCAGCCGAGCCTCATGCGGTACAGCGTCAACTATCTTCCAGTTGCTGAATATCTTGGACTCCACTTGTCCTAGCTGACCTAAGCCGTAGACTTGCCACCAGGCTTTGTTCTCACGGTGACTCTCGATGTCAGCCACGATGTTCGGGTGCAAGGCTTCATTGTCCTTATAAGTGACAGTGATAAAGTCCATGTCCTTACGCTTGCCTTGTATATCCTCATAGAACCAGAACTCATTGGTCGGGTTCCAGTCCAGCCAGATGTACTCCTTGGTACGCACGGCTAACTGGTCAAAGGCTTCATGCGGTATGTTGTTAGCCTCATTGATAAACAGTCGGTCACGCCTTGGTCCGCGTACCTTGCTTGGTTGGTCAGCAGAGAAGAACTCTATCTTACTGCCTGATTCAAACGTATAGGTGTAATCAGTCTTACTCCAGCGATCATCTTTAAAGTAACCGTGTTCCTGCATGATAGCTAGGAAGTCACGCATAACACCTCGTCTTAGGTGTGGAAAACTCTCACTGACTATGCTTGTTAATGTTGGCTTAGTATCACTTTGAGCGTCATCAAGTAACAGCTGGAGTATGCTGATCGTCTTACCAGCACTGGTACCACCGGCAACTGCCCTGATACGTTGCTTCATGTTTAACAGCTTATAGGTCGTCTGGGTGGCTGTGTATGGCACTGCTATCCTCAATCTTCTTAGTCAGCCCGCCAAGTATCGGCTGTACAACCTCATGCGTATTAGCGACTTCTTGCTTATCTACCCAGCCATAATTGTTCTTTAAACTGAAGATTGTCATAGCTGGATTCAAGCCACCTAACAGCGCCCTGCTCTCTAAAGCTGCCTCACATTTAGCCTTGGCTCTTTTTAATGCGGGGAAAAACTCGTCCTTATTAGAATAGTTTAATAATGTTTTTCTATCAACGTCAAGATGGACTGCCATACCTGTTATTGTTGGTATATCACGGGTTGTTTTCATTGTTTCAAAGTAATCATCGAGCTTGGTTTCTAACTCTTGGACAGTGCTGAACAAGAGCGGTCTGCCCTCTCTCCGCTGTCGTACTATTTCGCCCTCTGCCATTGTCCTGCCACCTTACTACTTAATGTTGCTTATGTCTATACTTGCTTATGCTATTAGCTTTATTCCCGTAACTCTCTAACAGCCTTGGCTAGTAGGGCGGTGGTGTCGGTTAGGGCTTGGTTGTAGCCAACAATTTTACTGTTGGTAATATCAGCGTAGTGATTTCCCCACATATCTTTACC